TACAAGCAAGCGCCTTACCAGAAGATAGACAAGAAGACGTACCAGAAGTTACTCAAGGATATGCCCAAAGAGTTTGAGTGGGACATTGAAGAGAAGGATGATAATACCGAAGGTACTCAGACGTTAGCTTGTGTAGCTGGAGTCTGCGAGATATAAACTTAGGGGGCCTTGCGCCCCCTTTTGTTTAACCACCATATAGTTTTTTATTTCTATCTCTTTCTTCCTGCTTTCGCTCCTGTTCTAGTTTCCTCTCTGCACCCCCAAGCAACCAGTAGTATCCTAACTTACCTATAACTGGTATGTTTTTTAGAACATCGTTAAACTTCTTAGGGTCATTTTCAGCCTCAAATAATATATCTTGAAGTGCTTTACCGCCCTGATCTGCAATGTTGAAAATAGCTGGTGTTACAACACCTAAAATAGCTTGTCCTACTTCTCCTTCAGCTAAGTATCTATCTCTTGTGTACTTATTTAAGAAAAGTAAAGACATCCAAGTTTCAAACATTTTATCGTCAAACTGTTCTGGTCTTAACTCTTTAGTTTGTAGTATATCCCTAGCAGTTCCTACAGCACCTCCTGCCAAACCTATGCTCATGGCATAGTTACCCATATTGGTAAAACCTTCTTTATAATTTCCTCTATTTAACTGCCCTGCGAAATCTCTACGCATGATGTCTAGCTGTTTTATAGCAAAGCTTTTTAGAGCGTACAGTATTCTACCGTTAGGGGATTTTAAATACCGTAGAGGCATTTCAGATAAGCTTATTGGCTGTACGTCTGAAAGTTGGTTAAACAACAAAAGCTTAACATTATCAGACATCCTACCTGCTTTTAAGTCCTCAATGAGATTAGCTGTTTCATCCCCAAAGACTTGACCCCACTTTTCTGAAATCTTTTCAGGGTTTGTTCTAGCAAGTTGTGTATTGTTTTTATAAGCAGCGCTGATAAAAGTATCTTTACCTAAACGGTCTATCCCTTTAAAACCGCTGTATTTTAAAACGGTATCCAACCCGTTAGCTAAGACACCTTTAGAGTTAATGTCCGCAGAAATTGTATTAAGAACTCCAAACTCTTCAGCGGATGTTTCAGTCTTTTTACGTATAGCAGGCACAATACTTTTAATAGTATTTCTTAAACCGTTTGCGTAAACAGAAGCACCTATATCGGCAAGCTGTATAACTGCCGAATCAAACTGAGCTAACAAGAACATTGTTTGCGCGTCTTTAGCGCCTACCCAAACCGCATGTCCGCTTTTCTCTCCCAGTACAAATCTAGCCTGTAGCAACATAGAAAGATCGTCAAGTTGGTCAGAATTTATTTCTCCTTTACGCAGTGCATCCTGTGCAAAAGCACCTATGCTTTGTTCCAAATTTACTCTATTAGCTTCATCAAGAACAACATTTTTACCAAAGAATTTTCTTTTTTCTACTTCTCTTACCGCGCTATTAATATAAAAGTTTAAAGACTCTGGAGCAGAATAATAATGATCTTTAAGTAAAGGGTCTATCTCTTCTATGACTCTTTGTTGAGCAAGACCTATCTTAGCCCCGCTTCTATGACCCCCTCTTAAATGCTTGTTAATTATGTCCGTAACAACGGCTTCGTCTAGCTCTTGCCAAGAACCGACTTTTTGTTTTGTAGCTTCAGCTCTAAGAACTTTTTCTAAAGCACCTCTTTGTGTATCTCCCAAAGCATTTAAAAGCTTACCTACATCTTCCACAACTCTGGGAAAATAATTTTCTAAGAAACCTACGTCAACTCCTGATTCCTTAAGGTCTTTATGTAAAGTGTTTAAAACACCTTCTTTACCTATTACCTTTTGTAAAGGCTCTAATATTTCAGGAAAATAAACTTTGGCTATATTAGTAGCTTTTTGAAAATTACCGTTAAACAAAGCAGTCTCAAAGTCGTTGTACTCTGCTTTTCTATTACCTTTCTTTCTAAGTTTAGAAGCTTTAATCATAAAATCAGAAGCAGCTTCCATATTGCTTTGAGTGTTTGCGCTTACATCGTACTCAAACTTTCTAAGTCTTCCAAAGACAGGTTCGCTGATGTTTCTTACAACAGTGCTTACAGGTGCTGCTAAAGCATCAAAAAATTTTGAGGCAGCATTAGAAGAAACTATTGGATTTTTTTTAGCTGCAACAATTTTAGTAGCATTTTCAACGGAAGGCATCATGACCTTACCATGTGCTGCTAAGTCAGCTACTTGACTGGCAGACAAACTTAAGTTCTGCCTAGCTCTAGCCCAGCTTTGTTTAGGGGTTAAACCTTCTGCTAAACCTGTGGCTAGTTGGTCTTCCACTTTAGCGGACATATTATCTATGCCAGCTTGAGTTCTCTTAGCTTGTCTTTTAGCATTAACTACTTTGACTGCGTTTTTAGTAGCTTGAGCAACTTTAGTAACGGCTGCTGATCCTACGGCTCCAACCGCAGTAGACTTTGCTAAATCAACTACGTCTAGCTCACCTTCAGCAGTTTGTTCAGCGGCTTCTATTTCAAGACCTAACAAACCCCCAGCTTTAGCCGCACCCGTAACCCCTTTACCAACTGGAAGTAAAGTTGTAGGAGACATGAGCATGCCAACAAAACTTCCTAATATTTCAGCGGAAGCAGACTTACCTTCTTTTTCCTGCACTAAGATAGTATTAAGATGTTCTTCCTTAATGCCCTCAGCCCTACGGTTTAGCAGAAAATCTCTACGTTGATCGTAGTCCATTTCGTCCATGAACTCTTCACCGTACAACTCATAACCGTTTTTTAAAGTAAGGTCTCCGTTTTCATCTTCACCCCAATCACCCAAAGCAAGCTTAGCTTCTAAAGCTAAACCCCAGTTATTAACGTCTGAATGAGAAGAATCAAAAGCAAACTCAAACTCATCAAACCATGAGATAGGCTTAAGTTCTGGTGTTTCTTCAACAGGTTCCGCAGGTTGTTCTTCGGTTGTTACGGAAGATTCTTCAGCGGCTAAATACATAGCTCTTAACTCAGAAGCAGCTTCCATGTTATTGTCATCAAGAGCAAGCTGAATGGCATCCTTTAGTTCTTGTTGCGTAGGCACTTTACTGTCCTTTTGTAGCTGCGTTTATGTAGTCATCTGCTTCTATACGTACAGAAGATTTAGCAGGACGTTCGTAAGTAAGGCCGATATACCAACTATCACCGCTTTTTACTCCTTCTATAATAGTATTAGAAGCTTCTTCCATTGCCTGTTCTTGAGAAATATTTCGTTCGGACATTAGCTGAGAAGCTAAACTGGCTGTATCCAGTATGACTTCTCTTTGAATATCATAGGGGATTCCTGTAAATTTATCACCAAGCCTTTGTAAATAAAGATCCGCTAGTTTTCTTTCAGAAGGCCCTACTTTATTATAGTTTATTTGTTTTGATTCCGGTAGTTTTTTTGCCTTTGAAGGATCTATTTTTTCCCATTGTTGACTTTTCTCATTGTATCTTCCAAAATATTCCTCACCGGAAGAAGGTGTAACGTCTGCGACGTAAGTTCTTTTACCATCTACAATCATCCACTTAGAATTAGAATAAGACAAGTCAGGTTCTTTATCCCTTAACATTTCCTTAGCAGCACTAACATTTATTAACCCATTTTCAAGTAACTCTTTAACATCTGGTCTTTCAGACATTTGAGGTAGTTCCAGCAACCCTTCAATTTCTTCAGCTTCAAGTATAGATGAAATAGCTTGACCTCTTTCAGTAACACTTAAATCTGATAAAGAACCGTCGCTAATACCTTTATATAACCAGCTATCTGAAGAAACACCCAGTCCTGTTAGATATGTAAGTTGCTGTTGTTTAGTGCCTTCCATTGCTTGTTCATTTTTTCTTTTTTCTGTCAGCTTAACCATTGCTGTAGGAATCGGAACTAATCCTGCTCTTACAGTATCAGCCATTAAAGGATCTTCAAACTGATTAGCCACTCTAGTGATAACATCTTGCTGTAATGCTTGCTGTTCTTTTTTTACAGCTAGTTCTTCCTGCTGTACTTTAAGTTTATTTAGTTCCATCATACGCAAACCCAAAGCCCTACGAGCCTGCGGGTCTTGCACGTATTGTAGCTCAGCTTGAAGAGCTTTTTGCTGACCTTCAATAGTAGATAAGTCTAAACTTTGAGTTTCAGCAGCTATACGTTCAGGGGTTGTCTGTAAAGAACTGGTATCAAAACCTACGTTACCAAATAAAGTGCCCAAACTACGAGCCAAAGGATCTGTAGTTCCCATTTGTTTGTATTGAGAAGCAGGCTGCATAGACCTTCTACGTCCCTCAGTGGGAGACATCTTTCCGTAGTTTCTAATGCTTTCAAATAAACTTTCTGAATACTTAGCCATAATTAAATTCCAAAAGGATTATCAAAATCAAAGTTAGGGTCAATTGTCCTAACTAAATCAAGAACACTACTACTATCTCCACCACCTACACCTAAACCACTAAGAATTTGACCAAATAAACCTTTACCACTTTGATCTCTAGCAGCAGCAGCTTGAGCTAAGGATGTAAACATGTCTCTTTCTAACTCAGCTGATCGTTGTTGTGCTTCTAACTGAGCCTGTATACCACTAAGCTCAGCTTCACCAAACATACCGGCACCTGTGCGCCTACCTATGTCCGCTATTGAAGCAATGTTAGTACCCACACCTAAAGCGTTTAAAAGCTGAGCGTCAGGAGCATAACCTGCTTGCATCATAGCCCCTAAGTTTTGCAAATCTGCTGCTTGTACCTGTCTGGGGGTCATTCTAGCTTGTGTCCCCATTCCAAACATACCTGAGGTTAGCCCCTGTAAACCAGCGGCTCTTTGAATGGCTTGTTGTTGTTCGGCCCCTGCTTGTTGCATAGCCATAAGAGACGCTTGGTTTTGAGCCTCTGCCTGAGCCTTAGCTAAAGCTAACCCTTCAGGTGTTCCTCCAAATTGTTCTGTACGAGTACCTAATCTCCCTTGAGCAGCCAAACGGTTTTCTAGTGCTAACCTTTGCCTTTCTTCTTCAGGGGACTGTAAAGCCCTTAAACGCCCATATACATCTTCTTCTCTGGCGGCTCTATCCATAGTACCCGCATCTAAAGCAGCTTTCTGTGCGTTGGTCATTAAACCACCAACACCGCCATAAGCTTGTTGCGCTAACTGCTCATAAACAGGATCATAAGGAGCAGCAGATTGTCCCGCTAACTGACCGGCACCTCCAAACAAAGTCTCTTGTAAAGCTTGTTGTTGAGGACTTAGTGTTGTAGTAAAACCACCTTCAGGGGTAGTTGCAGCACTTCCAACACCCGTAGTTACAGTAAAAGGCTGAAACTTAGTTTGGTCTAGTCCTTTCTGAGCAACAGCGCTGGCTTCTGTAGCCGCCGTTGTTCCCATAGCTTCTAAATCTTTCTGTGCTTTTTGTATACCAGCTACAGTAAGACCAGTAGAAAACAAATCATCGTACCAAGCCATTAGTAAGTACCTCCAGTAATTGTTCCAGCAGTCAACGTACCACTAACATTTAATGTAGGTATCGTAACGGTGCCTGTAAAAGTTGGGTTATTAGTGTCTGCTTTTGATGCCACTGCCGTAACAAGTGCGTCAAATTCAATGTCAAAGTCAGCCCCTTTGATAATCTTCGCTGCGTTGCCCGTAGGAAGAGTATCTTTGGCTGTAAAGTTTGTAGTCTTTGTATAATTGCTCATTAGATCATCCTACCTATTAAAGCTTGAATATTAACTTCCTGCAAAGATAAAGCGTTTTGATTAATAGTAGCATCCATACCTATGGTTACTACCGTCCCTGAACCTGTTGTTTTAGTCTTTGGTCTGTCCACAATAATTGAAGCACTGTATTCTGCCCACTTAGAAGTAGGACGAGCTACAATATCGCTTTCATATTCCGAAACACCAAAGTATCCTGTTTTACTTCCAGAATCAATAGTTACAATCTGTTTAGCATACGCCTGAGTATAGTCGTAACCCCAGTTAATAACTACTTGTGCTCCCTGACCGCCTATGAAAGTCATTATTATTTCTTTTAAAATCTTTAGCCGTGATGTATCCCCAAAGGACAACGGGTTACTAAAGTAAGACATATCATAAGACTGTCCGTAATCCTGATAGTTACTGTAAGTAGCAATACCGTTAGTGTTGCCTACGTACAGAGTACCGTCCTGTAGCCTCTCTAAGCCCCTCAGAGTTGTGTCTGACCATGTAGTAACCCTATGGGAGCCATCCTCCAAAACAGTCCTCATATCAAAGCAATAAACGTACTTTGAGTCAGAGAAAGACAGTAAGTAAAAAGCTTCCTCAGGGCTGTATATAGACCTTAGGGGGCTGTTGACTTGTTGTGTGTTAATGTAAAGTAAATCATTACGAACATTCTTACTGATGTCCCTAACGGGCATTGACTTTTCTTGTATAGTCCTACCAAAACTTCTTAAGCCTTCACTGGACATAAATACTAAGTCAGTACCTGTAGATTGAACAGTGTCTCTGTCAATACAACCAACATTAGCTATGGTGTCCGTTAAAGACATTGTAGATGGGTCTGTGGCTCCTTGATAAACAACAATGGAGTTTTTACCAAATATAATAAAGAATCCGTTATGGGCGGCTAAAGCCACAATCTCATCCAAACCATTAGGCCATACCTTACTAATGTCCAAAGAACCTGTGGAACCTCCAGACCATGCAGAGCCGTCAAGCAAGTCAGACCAATAGATAGTGGACTTGTCAGCGGAAAAGTCTGCAACCCAAAGTCTACCAAAGGCTGCTAACACTTCATGAGCCTGTGGTGGAGTACCTGTAGCATGAGTATGGGAAGACATCTTTTCTACAACACCTGCATGAGCAGAGTACATCAAAGGCTCGTACCCTCTTTGAAACATATAAAGATGGTCATTAAAGTTTACCATCTTCCAGTTGTTAGCTGTAATTGTGTAGGCTGCGGGGGTAGCGTCAGTAAGACTGGTAGTGCCTGTGAATATTTTATTGTTACCCGCTGAGATAATAACATTGTTACCAGTGGGGTTAATGTACTCCTTGATAACCTCAAGCCCGTTACTACCGTCTATGGGTGTTGTGCTTGTAGTTACAGCCGTAAAGCCTTTACGAGAGCCTATACGTCCGTATTGATCAATAATACAGTTATCAGCAATTGACGCATAGGAAGCGTCCAGCGTAATAGGAGAGTCTTGAGTATTAAGACCCCTAAAGGCTGGAGCAGCAATCGTTATATTTTGTCTGTCTTGAGCCATATTAGACTGCCCTATAAACCATTTCTTCTGGGTGTTTATAAGCGTCCAAAGCTATTGCATCGGACAAGTAATTTTCAGCAAAACCTAACAGCTCTCCTGCTGACCTACCTCCAGTTTCTCCTCTTTCTCTGGCTGCTAAAGCCAACGCCATGTGTAGTACAGGCATGTGAGGGATTAAAAGATTGTCTGTATCTGCACTTAAGTCTGGATTACGTTGTACGCAGTTCACACGGATGGTATAAACTGCATTAGGAATAGGATACAAATCTATCTGCGTGTCTCCGTTGGAGTCTACACCGTTAAAGTTGTAGAACGTAGGGCTTGACTTTGGGGGAGTTTGGTTTAGAAAAGCATTGTCCATCCAGTGAGTGTCTTTGTAAGTCATAAACCAGTTAGACGTATCATTAATAACGTCAATGATTTTAATCCTATTACCACTGCCTACAAGCACATAGTTAAAGATGTCCGCTGTGGTTGAGATAGTTAAAGTAGTCCGTAAAGCAGACCAATCCCAAGCGTCCTCAACGATTCTTTTAGCGTCATTAACTAGATCACCTATAAGAAGTGAATAAGGGTTTTGGTCTACTGCGGAAACCTGATCTTCTCTGAGTCTCCGTAGGACTCCGTTTACTAATTCTAAATATGTCATCTTATATTCCTAAGAGGATTATAGTCTATAAAATCAAAAAGCCTAACTTTACCCATATCTACAGGAGTATAGCCTAAATCTATAGGAGCAAAAGGTTTTCTAGGGTCTGAGCTAAACATTCCACCTACAGCAGCTAAACCAGCAGCGCCTCTTCCACCTCTTTCGCCTTGATCTCCTTGCTCGCCTTGATCTCCTTGCTCGCCTTGATCTCCTTGCTCGCC